TGGATTACATCGATAACATCACCGCCCTGAATGAGTCCATTACCGGCGCTTGCACTGACATCCAGTATCTCGATACGGAACAAATCCTTCACGTTAGCTGAATCCTTCCTCATATCACTGTGTTTACATACAGTATTACCTTTTGGGTCTGAGGTAAAGAGTTCTGCTATATCAACACCTAAGCAGTCAGCCAGCCTAGAAAGTGTTTGTTCGGTAAATTGCTTTTGCTTGCCAGTCTCCAGACGAGAGATGTTTGCGGCATCCACGCCGATGGCTTCTGCTAGCTCAGCAATTTTCATGTTCTTCGCGCGGCGAAGTTGTCTGACACGGTTTCCTATATTCATGCGTTCATTACATTAATTTTTTGCGCATTGTGCAAATCAACTTGCGCAAGTTTGCTGCATGAAATAACATGCGACATACGCAAAAGAAGGAGGTTTTATGCAATCACCATTGAGAAAATTGCGGAAATCGCATGGTTATACGTTACAGCACGTCGCTAAAGGGGTTCAGGTTGATCCTGCAACATTAAGCCGGGTTGAAAGATGCGAGCAGGCTCCTTCAACAGAGCTTGCTGAGCGCCTGGCTCAATTTTACGCCGGAGAAATTAGCGAGATGCAAATTTTGTATCCAAACAGATATCAGCTTAGTGATTCGGCGATTTGACCGCCACCACAGCAGAAGGAGTAGATCCGTGGGACATGAACCTGAATGGAAAGTTGAAAAGCAGCCCCGCTGGCTGGTGGCTGCGATTAAAAAGACGATTTCCAGTCTGCATGGCGGTTATGAAGAAGCTGCGGAATGGCTGGATGTCACCAAAGATGCTCTGTTTAACCGCCTGCGTACTGGTGGTGATCAGATCTTCCCGATTGGGTGGGCGCTGGTACTGCAACGTGCCGGAGGAACCTATCACCTGGCACATTCAGTAGCCAGGGCATCAGGTGGCGTTTTTGTTCCGCTGGCAGATATGGAAGAAGTGGATAACGCAGATATTAATCAGCGCCTGCTGGAAGCGATTGAGCAGATCACCAGTTATTCCCAGCAAATCAGGGTGGCTATCGAAGATGGCGTTATTGAGCCACATGAAAAAGCCGTGATTGATGAGGAGTTGTATCAGGCGATCGCAAAGCTGCAACAGCATTCGACACTGGTATACAGGGTTTTTTGCGCGCCAGAAAAGGGTGACGCCCGCGAGTGTGCAGCTCCGGGCGCCGTGGCGTCAAATTTTATGGAGAAAACCAACGCATGAACAGTTTAACGGTAAATAACCGTTTGTCGCAACAACCGGGGATGTATGAGTACCGGCCGTTGCGTCATGAATGCAGATTACCAAATAGCCTGGTCGTGCGTAACCACAGGGAACACAGCCTGACCGTGGGGGATAACTCGTGCAGGAACTTAACCGCTGGTTTCGTGATGGAAGGGGACTTTATGTCCATGTCATTCGCTGGGAACCAGAAACTGAGCGCGTTATCTATCTGCGCAAGGGCTATCCGCATGAGTGTTTTAGCCCTTTGTGGAAATTCAGGCGTGATTTTGTTGAGTGTGAAGCGCCAGGAACACATTGATTCTGCAATTCCGGGACGTTACACTGTTCAGGCACCTCATAAAGCGGGTGCCGGGATTGGCGTCCTGGAATTGTTATCGGCGACAAATGACGCGCCTGCGTTTTTTTATTGTCGCGAGCTCGGCTACGCCCAAATTATGGTGGGGCGCTGGCCGTAAGCCTGTACGACCGCATCAATGACGCTGCGGCGCTTGCGAGCCAAGTGGAATCTCCGCTGGCCGTAAGCCTGTACGACCGCATCAATGACGCTGCGGCGCTTGCGAGCCTTATCAATATGACACTGAACCGTTCAGAGGTAAGGGGGCGCAAATGATCCGGAATATTTTTAAACGGTTCACCAGCCAACGTTTTCATTGCCCTCGTCCAGGACAGTGGTACAGCACACCAGAAGGGTACGTTCTGCGTATTAGCCTGGTCGATCGCGAATGTCAGAAGGTTGTCTGTGAGCCTCTTGGGCGTAATTACCGCGTCAACATGCCGCTTATTGCCTTTCGTTCCGGCAAAAACATGAAGCATCTCGGAGGTGCTGCATGAGTTCCATGGAGCTGATGGTTAAAGCGATGAAATTCACCAGCCAACGTTTTCATTGCCCTCGTCCAGGACAGTGGTACAGCACACCAGAAGGGTACGTTCTGCGTATTAGCCTGGTCGATCGCGAATGTCAGAAGGTTGTCTGTGAGCCTCTTGGGCGTAATTACCGCGTCAACATGCCGCTTATTGCCTTTCGTTCCGGCAAAAACATGAAGCATCTCGGAGGTGCTGCATGAGTTCCATGGAGCTGATGGTTAAAGCGATGAAAGCGGGTGCAGCCGCCTGAAAATGGAGAAAGAAGCATGAATAATTTAATGGTCATTGATGGTATCGAAGTTCGCCGCGACGTTCATGGGCGCTATTGTCTTAACGATTTGCACCGTGCTGCTGGTGGAGATCAGAAATATCGTCCGAAATACTGGCTTGATAATAAGCAAACCCGTGAGCTGATTGAGCAACTTTTCACCGAGGGCGGAATTCCATCATCGGAACAAAATCAATCAGTTAGCTTTTTTCAGGGCGGTAGTGATACCCGAAGTTTGGTACGTGCTCCAGTAAATACTGTTCGCGGTGGCGCTGAACAAGGTACATACGTATGCAAAGAACTGGTGTTTGCTTATGCAATGTGGATCAGCCCGTCTTTCCATCTTAAGGTGATCCGCACGTTCGATCGGATTACCAGTGCGCCACAAACATCTTCTGGTATGGCTGCCGATAAGATGCAGGCGGGGGTGATTCTGCTGGGTTTTATGCGCAAAGAGTTAAACCTGTCCAATTCATCGGTACTGGGCGCGTGTCAGAAACTCCAGGAGGCAGTGGGACTACCTAACCTGGCGCCACAATATGCCATTGATGCTCCGGCTGGCGCGCTGGATGGTTCAAGCCGCCCGACGCTGGCACTGAGCGCGCTGTTAAAACAGCATGGTATCCGGATGACGGCTAATCAGGCGTATCAGCAGTTAGCAAAGCTGGGTGTTGTTGAACATCGTGAGCGTTACAGTCGCTCCGCGATTAACGGCATTAAAAAATTCTGGTCGCTGACGGCAAAAGGCTGCATGTTCGGCAAAAACATCACCAGCCCGGCAAACCCTCGCGAGACGCAGCCGCATTTCTTCGAGTCCAAATTCCCTGAGCTGCTGAAGCTGCTCGATACCGTTCATTGAGGTGATCGTGAGAGCGTTACTGACCCCTGAAATTGCTCCTCGTATGGGCGTTGTATTGTTCAGGCCGGGATCGGAACTGATGCCCCTGTTTATGCAGGGGCGTGTTCTGCTTGAACCAGAGCCGGAGCAATTTTCATCTTTCGCCAGCGGCGTAGTCCCGGCGGTATCACAGCCGCTGGCGGATGATCCTGCTGTTCGTGATGTGTTCCGTAATGAGTCGGTTATTTATCGTGCTGGTGGTCTGGATAGCCTGGAAAGCTGGCTACTCCGGGGGAATGGCTGTCAGTGGCCGCATTCAGACTGGCACAGCGAACAGATGACAACCATGCGCCACGCTCCGGGGGCAATCCGACTGTGCTGGCACTGCGATAACCTGCTGCGCGAACAGTTTACGGAACGGCTGGAATCAATAGCTGTGGAGAATACGACAAAATGGGTTTTATCGGTTGTTTGTCGTGATCTGGGTTTTGACGATATGCACGCAGTTACTCTCCCGGAACTGTGCTGGTGGATGGTACGCAATGACCTGGCAGACGTTTTGCCGGAGAGCGCAGCGAGAAAAGCATTAAGGATGCCGAAGGCAATTGTCCAGTCAGCTACCCGTGAAAGTGAAATTGTTCCCTCGGTGCCGGCCACCAGCCTTGTACAGGATAAGGCGAAAAAGGTACTGGCGCTCAGGGTTGATCCGGAATCGCCGGAAAGCTTCATGTTACGTCCGAAACGCCGTCGATGGGTCAATGAGAGATATACCCGCTGGGTTAAATCCCAGCCGTGCGCGTGCTGCGGGAAGCAGGCGGATGATCCCCACCACCTGATAGGCCACGGTCAGGGTGGAATGGGTACAAAAGCGCATGACCTCTTTGTGTTGCCTTTGTGCAGAAAGCATCACGACGAGCTGCATGCGGATACCGTGGCATTTGAAGAGAAGTATGGCTCCCAACTGGAGCTGATATTTCGTTTTATCGATCGTGCGCTGGCAATAGGCGTACTGGCGTAAGTGGAGAACGAGCATGAACCTTGAAGCCTTACCGAAATATTACTCCCCAAAATCTCCAAAATTGAGCGATGACGCACCGGCGACAGGCTCTGGTGGTTTAACGATTACGGATGTGATGGCTGCGCAGGGATGGTGCAGTCGAAAGCACCACTGGGTTTTGCCTTATTCCTGGCAAAAGTTGGTGTTCAGGATCCTCAGTTTGCGATTGAAGGTCTACTCAATCACGCGATGGCACTGGATAACCCGACATTGAACAAATTGAGTGAAGAAACCCGGTTACAGATCATCCCTTACCTTGTGAATTTTGCCTTTGCTGATTATTCCAGGTCTGCGGCAAGTAAGGCTCGCTGTGAGCATTGTGCTGGGACTGGATTTCATAATGTATTGCGCGAAGTGGTGAAACACTCCAGAAGCGGGGTATCTGTTATCAAGGAAGAGTGGGGGAAGGAACTATGTCAGCATTGTCATGGTAAGGGAGAAGTCAGCACAGCGTGCAGAGGGTGTAAGGGTAAAGGTATTGTCCTGGATGAAAAAAGGACCCGACTTCATGGCACGCCTGTTTATAAGATTTGTGGGCGTTGCAATGGAAACCGGTTTAGTCGTTTACCAACCACGCTGGCGCGGCATCATGTCCAGAAGCTGGTACCAGACCTGACGGATTATCAGTGGTACAAAGGATATGCAGATATCATTGATAAACTGGTGACAAAGTGCTGGCAGGAAGAAGCATATGCTGAGGCGCAATTAAGAAAAGTCACGAGATAAATGATTTTCGCCGAAGATGGCGACATGATTCTTGCATTTTTCAAAAAATCTGGTTAGGATTCTCCTAACGATGGGCTTTGTATGTCTGCCGTTAACGAAATCATAACAAACCTCGCTTCGGCGGGGTTTTTGCTTTTCTGGAGGTCAATAATGCAGGGCGAAAAGCAGCAGCCATATTTTTTTAACCCTGGTATGACTGTTGAACAGCTTGAAGACTGGCTGGAGCAGCAAAAGCTTCATCTAAGCCGCTATAACCGTCTGGTAAAAGAAAAAGCAGAGCTTGAAGAACGGCTCAGTGATATTTCTGTGGAAATTGAACGGATGTCTGCTGGTGGTTTTAACGGAAAGTTGAGTTTCCCCAGGGAGTCAAGTCCGCCTCTGAGAAATAATCAACAGGGTAGTGTTTGACTGAAAGTTTTAGTGAGCGGAGAAATTCTGCTGCTTCTTCTGATATGTAATCAGGTTTTAGTCTGTCTGAAATAATAGACAAACTGTCATTAAGATCCCTTCCCCTCATATCTGAGAGGACCAACAGCAATTAAGAGGGGGCTAAATGTCCGATCCGATTTCCGGTACTGGGCTGGCTGGTGGTGCCCTGACGGGTGCCAGTGTTTATGGACTGCTGACCGGAACTGATTACGGCGTTGTATTTGGCGCATTTGCAGGGGCTGTATTCTACATAGCAACAGCAGCAGATCTGAGTGCATCGCGCCGACTGGCATATTTTATCGTGTCATATATTGCCGGGATCCTTTGCTCTGGGTTGGTTGGCTCCAAGCTGGCGAACTTGACCGGATACAGTGATAAACCTCTGGATGCTATTGGTGCCGTAATCGTCTCTGCTTTAGCCGTTAAGATCCTGACGTTCCTGAATAATCAGGATATCGGCTCGCTGGTGGCGCTCATAACGCGCCGGGGAGGTTCAGGTGGAGCTAAATGACCCGACAGCAACTATAAATGCGTTGTTATGTGCTTGTGTTGTTATTACTCTGATGTTTTATCGTCGTGGTGATTCGCGGCATCGTCCTTGGGTTTCACGTTTAGCTTGGTTGATTACTGTTACATACAGTGCTGTTCCGTTGGCCTATCTCTGTGGGATTTATCCCCATTCCTCATGGCCCATTATCGTGGCGAATACTATTTTTCTTTCCGTGCTGGTGGCCGTCAGAGGCAACGTTGCACGTCTGGTTGATCATCTGAGGCACTAATGAACCAACAATTATTTCAAAAGGCGGCTGGTATTAGCGCCGGGCAGGCTGCGCGCTGGTTTCCGCACATTGATGCGGCGATGAAGGAATTCGGCATTACAGCACCAGCGGATCAGGCGATGTTTATCGCTCAGGTAGGCCATGAGTCGATGGGGTTTAGCGCCGTAGTTGAAAATTTTAACTACACGCCATCTGCGCTGGTGGCGACGTTCGGAAAGAGGATCACACAGCAGCAGGCTGATGCCCTTGGCAGAACATCCGGACATGCAGCTCGTCAGGATGCTATTGCCAATCTGGTGTATAGCAACCGGCTGGGTAACAAAGCACCCGGTGATGGCTGGAAATATCGTGGTAGAGGATTAATTCAAATCACTGGCCTCCATAATTATCGCATCTGTGGCGCGGCGCTGAAGTTAGATCTGGTGACTTCACCTGAACAACTGGAACAGGAACTACAGGCTGCGCGCTCAGCTGCATGGTTCTACACCTCTAAAGGTTGCATGATCTACGGTGCCGATATTAACCGTGTTACGCGCATCATTAACGGCGGTTTGAACGGTATTGAGGATCGTAAGGTCCGATACAACAAGGCGCGGGCGGCGCTGCTGGTATGAAGATGAGTTATTGGGCGCTCATTTTAACGTTTATTGCTTGTGTCGCTGGTGGTCTTGTCTGGTCAGCGAATCACTATCATGGAAAGTTTCTGGAGGAGCAGAAGCGTGCTGATGCTGCGGAACAGCGAGCTGATTCTACTGAGGCTATCACCGAGAATGTTCTGCGTACTATGGCAATAACGAACATCATTCAGGAGGCGAATCAACATGCAAAACAGCAGATCGCACTGGAGTCACAGAGAACCCAGGAAGATATCAAAGTGGCTGTTGCGGATGATGATTGTGCTTCACGTCCTGTGCCTGATGTCGCTGCTGACCGGTTGCGGAAGTACGCGGACAGTATACGTGCAGGTTCCAACGATGCCGTTACCGGCGAACCTGCTCGCTGAAACTCCACAGCCAGTTATACCCAATCCTCTGACTTATGGGGATAGTCTTAGTTTGAATGTAAGTCTGCTATCAGCACTGGGGCTATGTAACCGTGATAAGTCTGATCTTCGTAGGCTAGGAGAGCAAAAGTACAATCTACATTTGAATAATAATATTCATTAGGTGAAATATTTTTATTTGACTGTTCTAGTTATTATGCTTTTAGTTACAATACTCTCACTATTAACAGTGAGGTAAAAATGAACGAAAATTATATTGCATATGAGACACTTGTAGCAAACCGTGCTGCTGCTGAGTGGGCTTGTTGGGCAATGATTGCATCTTGGGTGAGTGCTGGAGCTACTATTGTTACTTTGTTTTTGGCGTTCAAGGCATTATTTACGTGGCGGGAACAAGAGAAAACAAAAGTAAAAATAGATTTTAGGAATGCATTAAAGAAATTAAAGACAGCTCTATTATTTATGCCTGTCAATATTGACCCCGAGCAACTCAATGATGAACGAGAGCAAGTTATTGCTAAATGGCTATTTAAAGATGTAGATCTTATTAGCCAGCAAATTGAGTTGGGAGAAGAGAATGTTAAAAGATTTGATGAGCTTTTGAGTATTTTTGATTGTTGCCAATCTTCATGGTTTGCGACAGAGCACTTATTTGATAATACTGAGTTAGAAAAAGTTTGGCATGAGTTCGAGTCTAACTTTAATAAATATATAAATGGTGGTGAGAGTAAGGATTTACTTATGAAAATGCTTGATAAGCTCATCTCTTCTAGATTTGTATTTGAGTCAAGGTAATTGCCTTTGAGCATTTTTCTTTATTATTTTACTTATTATAAATTTTTTATATGCCCCCTAGAATCCCAAAAGCCTGCCGCGTTCGTGGTTGCCGCCAAACTACCACTGATCCGTCAGGCTATTGTGAAAGTCACAAAAGCGAAGGCTGGAAGCAATACAAGCCAGGACAATCCCGTCATCAGCGCGGCTACGGTTCGAAGTGGGACAGTATCCGCGCGCGTGTCCTGAAGCGTGACAAAGGCCTGTGTCAGTTATGTCTGCGTGCCGGTGTGGTGCGTGAGGCGAAAACCGTTGACCACATTATTCCTAAAGCGCATGGCGGCACTGATGCTGACTGCAATCTGCAGAGTCTGTGCTGGCCGTGTCATAAGGCGAAGACGGCCCGTGAACGGCTGAAGTAAGAACCAGTTCCCGCTGCCAGAGGGGAGGGGCGGGTCAAATCCCTGTGACCTGACGTCTTCCGGACTGCCCGCCTCCTCGAATTTTTATGCCCGCGAAAAATGAAATTTAACCAGGAGTGCCGCATATGGCTGGAACGGCGGGGCGTTCCGGGCGTCGCCCCAAGCCTACGGCGCGCAAGGAGCTGGCCGGGAACCCCGGCAAGCGAGCCCTGAATAAAGATGAACCTGTTTTTACGCCCATCAAAGGTGTTGAGCCACCGGAGTGGTTCGCTGAAGAAGATCTCCCTCTCGCCACGATCATGTGGCAACTGACAACCAAAGAACTCTGCGGTCAGGGCCTGCTGTGCGTGACTGACCTGGCGGTACTTGAGCGGTGGTGTGTGGCCTATGAATTCTGGCGACGTGCCGTGAAAAATATTACCAGACAGGGCAACACCATCACCGGTGCAATGGGCGGCATGGTCAAAAATCCGGAGCTGACCGCCAAAAAAGAACAGGAGTCCGAGATGAGCAGCACGGGGGCAATGCTCGGACTCGACCCCAGCAGCCGCCAGCGTCTGATTGGCCTGGCGGGGAAGAAGAAAGCCACTAACCCGTTTCTGACAATCTGAAAATCATCGAATCATGAGCCGGAAATCTTACCCCAACGTAAATGCAGCCAATCAGTATGCCCGGGATGTCGTGCGCGGAAAGATTGTTGCCTGCCAGTTTGTGATTCAGGCCTGCCAGCGCCATCTTGATGACCTGATGGCGGAAAAAAGTAAGTCGTTTCGTTACCGCTTCGACAAGGACCTGGCTGAACGGGCCGCGAAATTTATTCAGCTGTTGCCGCACACCAAGGGGGAGTGGGCATTCAAACGGATGCCCATCACGCTGGAGCCGTGGCAGCTATTTGTGATCTGCTGTGCGTTTGGCTGGGTCAATAAAGGCACCCGGTTGCGCCGCTTCCGGGAGGTGTACACCGAAATCCCCCGTAAGAACGGCAAATCAGCAATCTCTGCCGGTGTTGCCCTGTATTGTTTTGCCTGTGATAACGAGTTTGGCGCGGAAGTGTATTCCGGTGCCACGACAGAGAAACAGGCGTGGGAAGTCTTTCGCCCGGCGCGACTGATGTGTAAACGCACACCCATGCTGACAGAAGCGTTCGGGATTGAGGTTAACGCCTCAAACATGAACCGTCCGGAGGATGGCGCGCGGTTTGAACCGCTGATCGGCAACCCAGGTGATGGTTCATCACCCCACTGTGCCGTGGTGGATGAATATCACGAGCATGCCACCGATGCGCTTTATACCACAATGCTTACCGGGATGGGGGCGCGACGTCAGCCACTGATGTGGGCCATCACCACCGCCGGGTACAACATTGAGGGGCCGTGCTACGACAAACGGCGGGAAGTCATCGAGATGCTCAACGGCTCGGTGCCTAACGATGAACTGTTCGGGATCATCTATACCGTTGATGAAGGTGACGACTGGACCGACCCGCAGGTGCTGGAAAAAGCCAATCCAAATATTGGCGTGTCGGTTTATCGCGAATTTTTGTTAAGTCAGCAGCAGCGTGCGAAAAATAATGCCCGTCTGGCAAACGTCTTTAAAACAAAACACCTCAATATCTGGGTGTCGGCGCGTTCGGCGTATTTCAACCTGGTGAGCTGGCAGAGCTGCGAGGATAAATCACTGACTCTTGAGCAGTTCGAGGGGCAGCCGTGCATTCTGGCCTTTGACCTGGCGCGTAAGCTGGATATGAACAGCATGGCGCGACTTTATACCCGCGAGATTGACGGTAAAACGCATTACTACAGTGTGGCCCCGCGTTTCTGGGTACCGTATGACACGGTGTACAGCGTCGAGAAAAATGAAGATCGCCGGACAGCCGAACGCTTTCAGAAATGGGTGGAAATGGGCGTTCTGACCGTTACCGATGGTGCAGAGGTGGATTATCGCTACATCCTCGAAGAGGCCAAAGCGGCGAACAAAATCAGCCCGGTCAGTGAGTCACCCATCGACCCTTTTGGAGCGACCGGGCTGTCACATGACCTTGCTGATGAAGACCTGAATCCCGTTACTATCGTCCAGAACTTCGCCAATATGTCCGACCCGATGAAAGAGCTGGAGGCAGCGATTGAATCGGGACGCTTTCATCATGACGGCAATCCCATCATGACCTGGTGTATCGGCAATGTGGTCGGCAAAAACATGCCAGGTAACGATGATTTAGTGAAGCCCGTCAAAGAGCAGGCGGAAAACAAAATCGATGGTGCAGTTGCGCTGATTATGGCGGTTGGCAGAGCCATGCTGTACGAGAAAGAAGACACGCTGTCTGACCACATTGAGTCCTATGGGATCCGCTCGCTTTAACTGAGGTAATTATGATCATGCTGATTCTCGCGCCTCTGGTGGGCGTGCTGGGTGCGCTTTTGCTGGCGTATGGTGCCTGGCTGATTTATCCCCCGGCGGGTTTTGTTGTTGCCGGGGCGCTGTGCCTGTTCTGGTCGTGGCTGGTGGCGCGATATCTCGACCGTACACAGTCGTCTGTCGGCGGAGGTAAATAGTGTTCTTTTCGGGATTATTTCAACGAAAAAGTGACGCACCGGTGACCACGCCAGCAGAGCTGGCGGATGCCATCGGGCTGTCGTATGACACCTATACCGGAAAGCAGATCAGCAGTCAGCGGGCCATGCGACTGACGGCGGTTTTTTCCTGCGTCAGAGTGCTGGCAGAGTCGGTCGGGATGTTGCCCTGCAATCTGTATCACCTGAACGGCAGCCTGAAGCAGAGAGCCACCGGCGAACGTCTGCATAAGCTGATCTCCACGCATCCCAATGGCTATATGACGCCGCAGGAGTTCTGGGAGCTGGTGGTCACCTGTCTGTGCCTGAGGGGAAACTTTTACGCCTACAAAGTGAAAGCATTTGGCGAAGTGGCTGAACTGCTGCCCGTCGATCCCGGCAGTGTGGTACCGAAGCTTAACAGTAGCTGGGAGCCGGTCTATCAGGTCACATTTCCGGATGGCTCCACGGATGTACTGAGCCAGGAGGATATCTGGCATGTGCGCACGCTGACGCTGGACGGACTGGTGGGGCTGAATCCCATCGCCTATGCCCGCGAGGCAATATCGCTGGCGGCAGCGACCGAAGAGCACGGGGCCAGACTGTTCAGCAATGGCGCGGTGACGTCGTGTTGTACAGAGCAGACGCTCGGATAGGCTTATGAGCGCCAAGAAAGGGGACGTCACACCGGGCTTGGTAACTCGATGTCCTAGACTGGAGGAAGTCGATGGCGTTGAACGCAGAGGACAGCCAGTTCCTGGAAACCCGCAAGTTTCAGCTTGAAGAAATCTGTCGTCTGTTCCGGGTGCCATTGCACATGGTGCAGAACACCGATCGCGCCACCTTCAACAATATCGAAGAGCTGGGGCTCGGATTTATCAACTATTCACTGGTGCCGTATCTGACCCGCATTGAGCAGCGGATCAACACCGGACTGGTACGAAAAAGTAAGCAGGGTGTTTATTACGCCAAATTTAACGCCGGGGCGTTACTGCGCGGGGATATGAAGTCCCGTTTTGAAGCCTACGCCACCGGGATTAACTGGGGAATTTACTCTCCCAATGACTGCCGCGACCTGGAAGATATGAATCCGCGTCCCGGTGGTGATGTCTATCTCACACCGATGAACATGACCACGAAACCCTCCGATGGCAGTAAAGCTGGTAAGCAGAAGGATAACGCCAATGCAGACGAAACAACGTCTTGATGTACCGCTGAGTCTTAAATCTGTCAGTGACTCCGGTGAGTTTGAAGGGTATGGCTCCGTCTTTGGTGTAAAGGACAGCCACGATGATGTGGTGGTGTCCGGGGCGTTTGCCGCTTCCCTGCGGGCGTGGAGTGACAGACAGACCTGCGCTGCTCTGGCAGCACCGCATGGATGAGCCCATCGGTGTTTACACCGAAATGAAGGAAGACGATGTCGGGCTTTACGTCAGGGGGCGGTTGCTCATTGATGATGATCCCCTGGCAAAACGCGCACACGCACATATGAAGGCCGGTTCGTTAACCGGCCTTTCTATTGGGTATGTACTGAAAGACTGGGAATACGACCGGAGCAAAGAAGTCTTTCTGCTGAAAGAGATCGACCTCTGGGAAGTCAGTCTGGTGACATTCCCGTCCAACGACGAGGCGCGTATCAGCGACGTCAAGAACGCACTGGCCCGCGGGAAAATTCCCGAACAGAAAAAGATTGAAAGAGTCCTGCGTGATGTCGGTCTCTCCCGTACCCAGGCCAAAGCATTCATGGCCGGGGGCTATGGCGCACTGTCCCTGCGCGACGCTGAGGATGTGGGCTCTGCACTGAATGCACTGAAGAATCTGAACTTTTAATCAGGAGAAACACAATGGCTGTTGATATCAAAGATGTGGAACAGGTCGCGCAGGATCTGCAGCAGAAGTTTGACGACTTTAAAGCGAAGAATGACAAGCGCGTTGATGCGATTGAGCAGGAAAAAGGCAAGCTGGCCGGGCAGGTGGAAACCCTGAACGGAAAACTCAGCGAACTGGAGAGCCTGAAAAGCGATCTCGAAAAAGAGTTGCTTGAGCTGAAGCGTCCGGCGGGTGGAGCGCAAAACAAGGTGGCTACAGAACATAAAGACGCTTTCGTCGGCTTTCTGCGTAAAGGCCGCGAAGACGGTCTGCGCGATCTGGAACGTAAGGCATTGCAGGTGGGCACCGATGAAGACGGTGGCTATGCCGTGCCGGAAGCGCTGGATCGTAGCATTCTCAGCCTGCTGAAAGATGAGGTGGTGATGCGCCAGGAGGCCACGGTGATCACCGTTGGCGGTTCCGACTACAAAAAACTGGTGAATCTGGGCGGCACGGCTTCCGGATGGGTGGGGGAAACGGATACGCGTCCCCAGACTGCCACCTCCAGACTGGAGCTGATTGAACCTCTCATGGGGGAAATCTACGGCAACCCGCAGGCCACCCAGAAAATGCTGGACGATGCCTTCTTCAACGTGGAGGCCTGGATCAACAGCGAGCTGGCAACCGAATTTGCCGAACAGGAAGAAATTGCCTTTACCTCAGGCGATGGCACCAAGAAGCCGAAAGGGTTCCTGGCGTATGAATCCACTGATGAAACCGACAAGGTCCGGGCGTTCGGCAAACTTCAGCATATTGTATCCGGCGAAGCGACCGCGGTGACCGCAGACGCCATTATCAAACTGATTTACACGCTGCGTAAGGCACACCGCACTGGCGCGAAGTTCATGATGAACAACAACAGCCTGTTTGCCATCCGTCTGCTGAAAGACACCGAGGGTAACTATCTGTGGCGTCCGGGGCTGGAACTGGGGCAGCCGTCCTCTCTGGCGGGTTACGGTATCGCTGAAAACGAACAGATGCCGGATATCGCCGCTGATGCGAAAGCCATTGCATTTGGTAACTTCAAACGGGGTTACACCATCGTTGACCGTATCGGCACCCGCATTCTGCGTGACCCGTACACCAATAAACCGTTTGTCGGTTTTTATACCACCAAGCGCACCGGTGGCATGCTGGTCGACTCGCAGGCCATCAAACTGCTGAAGATTGCTGCGGCGTAATCACTCAGGGGCGCTGAACTGCGCCCCCTGTTCTGACGGGTGAAGAATCATGATCCTGAAACAAGATCTGAAATGGTCACCGGACGGTATGCGCGTTGAGGTCATTCGGGCCGGTGAGTATGACGACGGGGCGCTTCCTGCCCGGGTGCAGGAGATTGCACTTCAGGCCGGGTTAGCAGATCGCGGAACCAGTGCAAAAAGCAGTAAAGCGACAAAAGAGAAAAAAGCCACGACCAGTAAAGAGGGCTGAGTATGCTTCTGACAATGGAAGAGATTAAAGCCCAACTCCGGCTGGATGAGGATTTCGATACTGATGACCGCCATCTGCAACTGCTGGCCTGTGCGGCGCAAAAGCGGACGGAAACGTATCTGAACCGGAAGCTCTATGCGCCGGATGAAACCATTCCGGACAGCGATCCTGACGGACTGCTCCTGCAGGATGATATCCGTCTGGGGATGTTGGATGAAACCATTCCGGACAGCGATCCTGACGGACTGCTCCTGCAGGATGATATCCGTCTGGGGATGTTGATGCTTATCAGTCATTTCTACGAAAACCGATCTTCCGTTACGGAAGTGGAAAAACTCGACATGCCACAGAGCTTTGGCTGGCTTGTCGGTCCATACAGGTACTTTCCACAATGAAAATTCGTCAGGCGCAGACCAGCGCAACTTACATATTGCCTGACCCCGGCGAGCTTGACCAGCGCATTGTTATCCGGCGGCGTGTCGATGTTCCGGCTGATGACTTTGGCGTAACGCCGACGTACCCGGAGCAGATCCGGACGTGGGCCAAAAAAGCGCAACCCGGTGCGGCAGCTTATCAGGGGAGCTTTGGCTGGCTTGTCGGTCCATACAGGTACTTTCCACAATGAAAATTCGTCAGGCGCAGACCAGCGCAACTTACATATTGCCTGACCCCGGCGAGCTTGACCAGCGCATTGTTATCCGGCGGCGTGTCGATGTTCCGGCTGATGACTTTGGCGTAACGCCGACGTACCCGGAGCAGATCCGGACGTGGGCCAAAAAAGCGCAACCCGGTGCGGCAGCTTATCAGGGGAATCACCGAAGAGGACTCCCGCCAGCAGGAAGACCTGGACGTATTACCCGACCTTAAAACGCTCAGTATTGATGTTGATTTTATCGAGCCCGGTACAGGGCCAGACGGCAACATTGAGCACCACACCGGGATTACCCTCCCGTAATAACTTCTCCAGGGAATATGAATGTTTGTAAAACCTGTAAAAGGGCGATCGGTTCCCGATCCGGCCCATGGCGACCTGTTACCTGAAGAAGGTCGAAATGTTGATGAGAATAACTACTGGCTGCGCCGCGAGGCCGCTGGTGATGTCCGGCGCACGAATAAAAAGGTGAAAACAAATGGCGATTAGTTTTAATTCCATTCCGTCAGATACGCGGGTTCCTCTGTTTTATGCCGAGATGGATAACTCGGCGGCAAATACCGCACGGGACAGCGGGGCATCACTGCTGATTGGTCATGCCAGCAATGATGCGTCAATTGCCGTCAACAGTCTTGTTCTGGTGTCATCGGTTGATTATGCCCGTCAGATTTGCGGTGCCGGAAGCCAGCTGGCCCGTATGGTCGGGGCGTACCGTAAGACCGATCCATTTGGCGAACTGTATGTCATTGCCGTACCTGAATCCACAGGCGCGGCAGCAACCGTCGCTTTGACGGTAACTGGCGAAGCGACGGAAACCGGAACGGTGAATGTCTATACCGGCCGAACCCGCGTTCAGGCTCCCGTGACCAGCGGTGATGACGCTGCGGCGGTGGCTGTGAGCATTAAGGATGTGGTCAATGCAAACCCTGATCTTCCCTTTACGGCAACATCAGAAGCGGGGGTGGTGACACTGACTGCGCGCCACAAGGGGTTATATGGAAATGAAATTCCGGTCACTCTCAATTATTACGGCTTTGGCGGTGGGGAGGTGTTACCGGCGGGTGTGAATATTACGGTTGCCAGCGGCGTGAAGGGGGCTGGTGCGCCAGCTCTTAACGACGCGGTGGCAGCGATGGGAGATGAGCCGTTCGATTATATCGGCCTTCCGTTTAACGACACGGCATCGGTGAACACGATGGCAACTGAAATGAATGATTCCAGCGGTCGCTGGAGTTATGTCCGGCAGTTGTATGGTCACGTTTATACGGCGAAGACGGGGACTCTGTCGGAGCTTGTGGCCGCGGGTGACCAGTTTAACCTGCAGCACATCACCCTGGCGGGCTATGAGAAAGACACCCAGACGCCTGCTGATGAACTGGCTGCAAGCCGTACTGCCCGTGCTGCGGTTTTTATCCGTAACGATCCGGCGCGCCCGACCCAGACCGGGGAACTGGTGGACATGCTGCCGGCACCGAAAGGCAAACGCTTCACGACGACTGAACAGCAGACGTTACTTTCCCACGGTGTGGCAACGGCGTATGTGGAAAGCGGCGTGCTGCGTATTCAGCGGGATATCACGACGTACAGGAAAAATGCGTATGGTGTGGCGGATAACAGCTACCTTGACAGCGAGACGCTGCATACCAGTGCTTATGTGTTGCGCCGTCTGAAATCTGTTATTACCAGTAAATACGGGCGCCATAAACTTGCTAATGATGGTACGCGTTTCGGGCCTGGTCAGGCCATTGTCACGCCTGCCGTTATCCGTGGTGAGCTGGGATCAACATATCGCCAGATGGAGCGGGAAGGCATCGTGGAAAACTTCGATCTGTTCCAGCAACATCTGATAGTGGAGCGTAACGCGAACGATTCGAACCGCCTGGATGTGCTGTTTCCGCCTGATTATGTCAATCAGTTACGTGTGTTTGCGGTGCTTAACCAGTTCCGTCTGCAGTATAGCGAGGAGGCTGCATAATGGGAAAAATTGCGGGAACAACGTATTTCAAAATCGACGGACAGCAACTGTCGGTAACCGGAGGGATTGAAGTCCCCATGAACACCAAAGTTCGTGACGACGTGATTGGCCTGGATGGTTCCGTTGACTACAAGGAAACCAGCCGGGCACCGTATACGAAGGTGACCGCCAAAGTGCCGAAAAGCTTCCCGGTCGATAAAATTACGTCTTCTGATGTTATGACCATCACATCAGAGCTGGCAAATGGTCAGGTGTATGTTCTCTCAAACGCCTGGCTGCACGGCGAAGCCAACCATAACCCGGAAGAGGGCACCGTGGATCTTGAGTTCCACGGTGAGGAGGGATTTTACCAGTGATAAAAGAACTTGTGCTCAAAAAGCCGATTATGGCGCATAACGAAAAGCTTCATGTGCTGGAGCTGCGCGAACCGTCCTACGATGAAATCGAAGCCATTGGTTTTCCGTTCACCGTTTCCGGTGACGGCGGCGTCCGGCTGGACAGTTCGGTTGCGCTGAAATATATCCCTGTGCTGGCAGGTATTCCACGCTCCTCGGCAGCGCAACTGGCAAAACTGGATATTTTCAAAGCCTGTATGTTGATCCTCAATTTTTTTACCCGGTCGGAGACGGAGGAGGACTCAGAAAGCGGGTCTACAACACCGCATACTTCTGGCGAATAAACCCCCTGGAGCTCCGGCGGGCGGCAATATCCGATTTTCTGGAGCTGGAGTCGGAGGCTGTCCGTATCAATGAGGAAATGAAGCATGGCTGACAGTTTCCAGTTAAAGGCCATTATCACTGCCGTTGACCAGTTATCGGGTCCGCTGAAAGGGATGCAGCGGGAACTGAAGGGATTTCAGAAAGAAATGGCCGGGCTGGCGATCGGTGCTGCTGCTGCCGGGACCGCTGTTCTTGGGGCGCTGGCGCTGCCCGTGAATGCTGCGATCGGCTTTGAGTCAAAAATGGCTGACATCCGGAAGGTGGTTGACGGCCTGGATGATAAAAAAGCATTCGCGCAGATGAGTGACGATATCCTGACGCTGTCCACACAGTTACCGATGGCGGCGGAGGGAATTGCAGAGATCGTGGCGGCGGGCGGGCAGGCAGGCATTGCCCGCGGCGATTTGATGCAGTTTGCGAACGATGCAGTGAAAATGGGTGTGGCGTTTGATACCACTGCCGAAGAGTCCGGTCAGATGATGGCGCAGTGGCGGACAGCGTTCAAACTGACGCAGGAAGACGTGGTTGTCCTGGCCGATAAAATCAACTATCTGGGGAATACCGGCCCGGCAAATGCGAAGAAAATTTCTGATATCGTGACGCGGATTGGTCCGCTTGGCGGTGTTGCCGGAGTGGCATCTGGCGAAATTGCCGCGATGGGCGCCACCATTGCCGGGATGGGGGTTGAATCGGAGATAGCATCCACCGGCATCAAAAACTTTATGTTGTCCCTTACGGCGGGCAAATCGGCAACGAAGTCGCAGAAGCGGGCAATGGCCTTTCTGAAACTGAATCCGGCGCAACTGGCCGCAGATATGCAGAAGGATTCGCGCGCGGCGATGCTGAAAGTGCTGGACTCACTGGCGAAGGTGCCGAAAGCAAAACAGGCATCCGTCATGAATGCCCTGTTCGGGAAAGAGTCTTTAGGGGCGATAGCGCCACTGCTGACTAATCTTGATTTACTGCGCACCAATTTTAATCGTGTTGCGGATGCCCAGGAATATGGCGGCTCGATGCAGAAGGAATATGCATCACGCGCAGCCACAACAGAAAACCAGCTGGTTCTGCTGAAAAACAGCGTCAATGCGATTTCGGTAACGCTGGGCGATACCTTCCTGCCCGCCATTAACGAAGCTGCAGAAGCGGTTATGCCTTACCTGGAGCAGCTCCGGACATTCGTTCGCGCGAATCCTGAACTGGTTCAGTCTGCGGCGAAGTTCGGTGC